TGCATTTCTTAGGCTCTGGTTCTGCACCAGCAATTCAGATTTTAGCCAAATATGCGAATGGAGGACTTTGGTATCGATCAGCACGTGATGCAAAGGGCTTTGAAGTAGAATTTGAAAAAATTCTGACCGAAAAAGGCGGTACAGTTAAAGGTGGTCTTGCAACAAATAGTATTTCAAATACTGGTGATATTTATACTACAGGGACTTTTGTTGCTGGAAATGCAGCAGGAGAGGCAAGATTACAACTAGCGGGTACAAATCGCTATTTTTATCTTAATTCTGGTTCTTGGGGCGTTTGGACCGAAAATGGATCTGAACCCTTATCTAAATTGTGCGGTGGTACAGGCCGAGCAGATGGGGCAGCCGAAAAGCTTGTTACACCTCGACAAGTTTCTTTCTCTGGCGCGGCTTCAGGTTCATTCACTTATGATGGTTCTGCAAACTCATCGTGTGTATTAACACTTGCGAATAGTGGCGTCGTTGCTGGTACATATTCTTCAACAATTCAAATCCCTTCAATTACTGTAAATGACAAGGGTTTAATTTCTGGCATCTCACAGCAAACGATTCGATCCGCTTCAGTAACGCAAGCGGGAGTAGTGCAATTAGTTGATGACTTGGTAACTGACGATAATGCAAAAGCTTTAACTGCGAAACAAGGTAGAGCTTTACAACTTCTCAAGTTAGATAAAAATGCAAATGCAGTCGGCTTACAAATGGGTGATGATCGAACATTACTACCGACTGAGCTTTCACCTCTTTCCGTTCAAACTTTCTTTGGAACTTATAACTCTGACGGTACTTCCGCATTTTGTGATTTTATAACTTTGAACGGTTGGATTGATGCTTCAGGTGGACGGAAAAACGCACTTGTATTCAACAAAATATCTACAGGTTTGTATCACTTTCAAGCTGATTATAATAGTCAAAACTGGACTATTAAAAAGAACTTGCATATACCGACTCGAACATTTCCGGTAATGCCGCTTCAGCTACCAGATTACAGAATGGCCGGAACATTAACAGTGTTTATTTTGATGGAACACAAGACCTAAATATTGAGCTCCGCTATGCTGGAACGGAACCATCGCAACCTTTGATCAACTTAATTTAGCTTTGAAGGATGGCAAGTTCACGGTTACTGAATTAAATATTGCAGGGTTATATGGCTACGGTTTTCTTGTCGTCATTAGAAGCGGTGGTACTTGTCATCAAATTTATTACCCTCATGCTGCTCAGGGGGTAAATAATGGCACTATGCGATGCGCCAAAGCTGGAATGTGAATGGCAATACCGCTACATGGTCAGAATGGAGAGTAGTGGGTACACAAGATGATTCAAAACTTCCCCTTGTAGGTGTACTGTTACAGGGAATTTGCGTGTAAACGGCATTATCTTTTCAAATAAAGTTTACGGTGATTCTGACTTATGGTTTACATCAGAAAATGAGCAAAAAGGTCGTAGAGTTCTGACCGGTGGTGTACTAGCTTCAGATACTTATTCTGAAGCAAGTCTTGTTCCAAACCTTGGTATGTATGCTAAAGGTGCGATCCATACTGGTACTGGCGTCTATGCAGATAAATATTATGGTTATAACGGGACAGCTCAATTCATTGGTAATCTTGACGGTAAACTTTTAAATCCGCGATTAATTAACGGTGTTGCATTTGATGCAAGTAATAATATTAATGTCCCACCAGTAAGCTTTTACATTCCCGCAGGTGCAGATTTAAATAACTACAAAAGTACAGGTTTTTTCTACCAAGATACTGATGCAGCCACAGCACAAATAGCAAACGTTCCTCAAGCAAATGCATTTGCTTTACGTGTTGAAGCAAGCGCGGGATGTGATCAATGGTTTATCCCATATAACGGTGGTGGGGTTATGTACTATCGCCATTTTTATAATGGCAATTGGTCTTCATGGAAAAAAATTGACCCCTCTAATATTGATGGAAATGCTGCAACAGCAACAAAGCTGCAAAATGCACGTCGTATCAATTCGGTCGCTTTTGACGGAACTAGTGACATTACTGTTTATGATGATACAAAATTCAAAGCAGATGGTACGACATCAACTGTTTATGAAGTGGCGTGGAACGCAAAATCAGGTGTTTATACAATTCAAGAAGATGGCGGCACATCAACAGTAATGCACTTCTTAGGTTCTGGTTCTGCACCAGCAATTCAGATTTTAGCCAAATATGCGAATGGAGGACTTTGGTATCGATCAGCACGTGATGCTCGAGGCTTTGAAGTTGAATTTGAGAAAATTCTTACTGAAAAAGGCGGTACGGTTAAAGGCGGCCTAGTCACTAATGGTATTTCTAATACCGGTAGCATAAATAATACAGGTGACATCGCTACAAAAGGTGTGATTGTTGCTGGCGGTAGTCTTGGTGAAGCAAGGTTACAGCTTGAAGGATCAACCCGATATTTCTATTTGAACGGTGATTCTTGGGGCGTTTGGTCTGCAAACGGTTCTCAGCCGCTATCTAAGACTTGTGGTGGTACCGGACGTACTGATGGAGCAGCAGAAAAGCTGGTAACAGCACGTCAGATTTCTTTAACTGGCGCTGTTTCAGGTTCGGCTCTCTTTGATGGTTCTGGAAATATCAATATTTCAACAATCCTAAATAATTTTGGAAGCCTAAAAGCTGAAAATGGCTATAAATACTTAGGTGATGGGTTGATTTTGCAATGGGGAACGATGGATTACACAAGTTATCCGGGTGAAACAAAAGTCGATATTACTTTCCCAATTACATTCCCGAATAACGTCTTAAATATTAATTCAACACGTAAAATGATCCAGCATTCAGCTTCAGGGGACGGTGGCGTTTTATTAGTAAGTCAATCTAATTCAGGGGCATCATTCTCTTTAAATGTATTTAACAGTAATTCAATTGGCGATTTGCGTGGTTTTACTTGGTTAGCGATAGGTTTTTAATATGATTTATTTTAGTCAATCGAAACAATCTTTTTATGATTTAAATCTTGAGTACATCGAACTGCCAGATGATTTAATAGAAATTAATGAAGAACAGCATTTTGATTTACTTCACAAAATTAGTTCTGGGCATTATGTATTTTCTGATTTGACTTTATCAGAACCTAAGCCAAGTCCTTACCATGAAATGAATATCACAAAAAAGCAGTGGGAAGATAATCGTACTCTGGAAAAGAAACGAATCGATTATTTGTTGACTTTAAGACCTTTAACACGACGACAGTTCAAATTGGGATTGTTGGAAAATGGCCTTTTAGACTTAATCGAGCAACGAATTAATGCAATTGAAGATCCACAAATGCGTACAAAGATTCAAATTGAATATACTGAATCTTTTAATTTTGAACGTAATAGTGAATCTGTTTTGTTCATGTCAACTTTGTTAGAACTTGATGAAGAACAAGTCGATAAGATGTGGGAATATGCAATGACTTTATAGAGTTGTAATACTGCCGTTTACAACTGCCGCTGAATGAAATCAAACGTGCAATTTGAAAACCTGTGAGCTGACAAAAAACCAATCAGACCACAGGTTTATTTTATGGCAGATCAATATCACCACGGGGTCCGGGTTTTCGAAATTAATAACGGAATCCGACCCATTCGCACCATTTCGACTGCTGTTATCGGTATGGTGTGTACTGCATCAGATGCAGACGAACAAACATTCCCACTTAATACAGCGGTTTTAATTACCGACATTCTTGCAGCCATTGCCAAAGCAGGTACGAAAGGTACGCTCGCTCGTTCATTGCAAGCAATTCTTGACCAAACCAATGCGGTTGTAATCGTAGTACGTGTAAATCAAGAAAAAGACGAAGCGACTCAAACCAGTTCAATCATCGGCGGATCGGCAGACGGTAAATACACTGGCTTAAAAGCATTACTCACTTCAGGTGCTAAATTTGGGATTAAACCTCGAATTTTAGGTGTCCCGGGCTTAGATAATGCGGCTGTAAGTACTTCTTTAACTTCAATTGCTCAGCAACTACGTGGCTTCAGCTATGTTTCTGCTTATGGTTGCAATACTAAAGAAGAAGTTATCGCTTATCGTGCGACTTTTGGTGCACGTGAAACGATGGTCATTTGGCCGGAGTTTTTAGGGTGGGACACAGCAACAAGTTCAACCACTACACTTGATGCTACAGCTCGAGCTCTAGGTTTACGTGCCAAGATTGACCAAGAGACAGGCTGGCATAAAACACTTTCAAACGTTCCAGTTAATGGGGTCACAGGCATTAGTAAGGATGTGTTCTGGGATTTACAGTCTTCAGCTACAGATGCCAACTTCCTCAATGAAAACGATGTAACTACATTGATTCAACGTGACGGCTTCCGATTCTGGGGTTCCCGCACTTGTTCTGAAGATCCTCTTTTCGCATTTGAAAATTACACCCGTACTGCTCAGGTCATCATGGACACAATGGGTGAAGCTCACATGTGGGCGGTTGATAAGCCACTTCATCCATCTTTAGCGCGGGACATCATTGAAGGTATCAATGGAAAACTCCGTGACTGGACTACGAATGGCTATCTCATTGGCGGTGAAGCTTGGTTCGACCCGGCACTTAACCCAGTCGATGTTTTAAAAGCCGGAAAGCTTCGAATTTCTTACGACTACACACCAGTTCCACCTTTAGAAGACCTCAGTCTACGTCAGCACATCACTGATAGTTACTTGGCTGACTTTGCTTCACGTATTGCGGCATAAGGAAATAGCACATGGCTTTACCAAAG